GTTGGGATAGATCAACGGTCGTGAATGCCCCTGCCATTACCTCACCTCGATGCCGTCAAGCCGAACGGCGCGGCCGTCTGGCAGGTATTCGCCGGTCATGTCCAGCACCACATGGCCAGGCGATGCACTGGATGCCACCACGCGCTGCAGCTTGAAGCGTGGCTCCCACCGGGCGATGGCCTCGGCGGTGGCGGCGTAGATGTCCAGCAGCGTGCTGCGGTTCATGGGCGCATCGACCAATTCAAACAGCCGGCTGCCGTAGTCGCGTCGCATCACCCGACTGCCGATGGGCGTGGTCAGGATGTCGCGGATCGACTGGCGCAGGTGGTCAATGCCCGAAAGCGGCTGGCCGGTGGTTGCGGAAATGCCGTTCATGCGGCCATCTTGCCGACATAGTCGCGGCTATTCCTCTGGCGCGATTTCCGTCAGTTCGGCACCGACGTGCTGCCGCCCCCAGGCTGCACCCCGCCATGGGTGTGCGTGCTGCCGATGTCCTTGCCGTTGTGCGTAAGCACGCTGCCAGTGATCTCGACGTTGCCGGAAATCTGCGCCGATGCCCCGCTGCCGGTCGAACCGATCATGCCGGCCAGGTACGTGAACAGCCCTTGCACCGTCAGGTTGCCGGTGCAGGTGGTCTGCGGGGTGTTGAGCGTGACGGAATTGGCCGCGTTGATGGTGGCCTGCTGGCAATTCACCACCACATTGCCACTGCCCGCCACGGTGACGGTGAGCGTGTTGCTGGCGCTGTCGTAGGTGACCACGCTGCCATCCGGGAACACCACCCGTTCCTCGTTTTGGGTGGTCGATGGGGCAGGGTGGGCGATCTGGTAGATCGCGGGCAGGGCCACTGCCTGTGCCGGGTCGCCATAGGGTGACAGCACCAGCACTTGCTCGCCGTGGCGCGGCGCGGACCAGGTGCGGGTCGCGCCTGCGCGGGCGGTCAGCCAGGGCAGCCAGTCGGTGACCAGGCCGCCTGTGCGTACCTTGACGCGGGCAGCGCCTTCATCCAATGCGGTGACCACACCCACCCGGATCAGGTTGGCCAGGATGCGTTCGGTCTCGGCTT